TGCACAACCTTGCCGGCCGCCTCGACTGCCCTATCCTGTGTCTTCACCGCACTCTCTTTTGCCATGTTCCCAAGTCCTTGTTTAGTAGCATCTACAGTTTTCTCTACAGCGCCTGGAATTTTCTTCGCGGTACTTATGGTGCCTTGTATTGCCGCTATATTTCCAGCCGTGGTAGCTCCTGCACCTGCTATCGCCGCCGCGTCTTCAAGGAACTTCGCGGCGTCAGGATGATTCGTCACAAAATCCTGCGCAAGTTGTGTACTTCCGAGCATGTCTCCGAGTTTATTGATGACCGTACTTGCTCCCTCACCGATCTTCTCAAGTCCAGTTCTTGCTACTCCAGGAAGTACCTCGGTCGCTGCTTTCACTGGGATACCGGACGCCGTCGCAGCAAGTTCAAAACCCTTGCGTAAAGGATTTTCACCACTTGCAAGTATCTTTTTTCCTTCCTGAACACCTGAAACAACATCGTTTTTGACACGCGAAAACAGACCCTGTTCAGATGGAGGAGTCGTATTGTCACTTGCGAGTTTCCGTATCTCGTCAGCACGTGATTTACCAACTCCGACGGCGGTTGTCGTCGCTTTCTTGAGCCCGGTCATCTCGTTCATCGCTTGGATCTGTTCTGGTGTCAGCATAGTTATGGAAGATTAAGGTATTCTGCGATCTGTTCATCGGTGGGGACATGTCCTCCAAACGCAGGTGAAGGTGTCTCATAAAGTTTCGCAATCTTATCCCCTTCAGTTGGATGATCTTTAATATATGCATCAACTTTTGCCTTTGCCTGAATTCCTGACTGTATCAAATCACTGCCAGTTCCTCCCTGTTGATCGTATCCTTTACTGTAATCAGTAATGTAGTCCGCTCCGTCCTTACCTCCACTCACCTTATTTATCCTTCTTGTGTACTCGTTGTACGTACTTTTGTAAGTCCTCTCAGAGGCAGCAGCTTTAGACGCGATAGTTTTTTTGATATTCTTACGAGCTTCATCTGAAAGAAATCCTGTACCATTGATTGCTTGTTCCATACCACTTCCAAATGCTTTTATCCAACTTTGTGCATAATTTTGAACTGTCCTGTATTCACCTTCACGAACCACCGAATTAGGGTCCATTACCTTAGCAAAGGCATACACAAGCCCCTGATCATCGGACGGATTGGTTGTGGTATTAGAAAGACTATCAACAAACTGTTTTGCTTCTTTAACAACATTGTATTCTTTCACGATAGGTTCCGCATCGAATTGTCCTGCTATTGAGAGCACACGAGTGAGTGTCTGGTTGGAGAGCCCATTCGCATTCGCTGCTGCCGCTACTTTCGCTTTCCTATTTGCGTCCATTGTCATATAAGTGTCAGGGTCTACGGGAACAATTCCTCGAGCAAGTGCATCACGTTTGTAGAATAAATATTCTCCTATAACTCCAGAACCTTCCATGAGATATTCCCCTGCTGCACTTATCGCCGCTGTCCCATTTGGTGATTTTGCAATTGCAGCAAGAACTTCTTTTGGAGCACCATTTTTTGCTGCTTCTTTCTGTATATCAAACACATTTTTTGCTTGAGGGTCATCCTGTGTGAGGTTCTTGATGGCATCTGCAATGTCTTTTGAACTTACGTCACCGACAAGATTTCCTTTACTGTCATAATTAAGTGCCCCAAGGATATCTTTCGGGTCAGTGACTCCCTTTGCCAAAAGTGAGCTCACATTGGTGTCAATGGTCGACTGCCTCAGTCTGTCCGCGATGATCTTATCCTGAGCAGCCTTATCCGCAGCGAGTTTTTCCGCTGCTTTCGCCTGCTCCTGTCGCTTCTTGTCGATCTCATCCATGTACTTGCTGAGCATGTCGAACTTCTGAGATGCGGCTGCCTGCTTCGCACTTGCGATGAGTGATTGTGTCTGTACGGCAAGTTCAGAAAGCTTCTGCATGCCGGCACGCTCCTCAGTAGAGATAAGCTGGGTATTGAGTGATGACGAATAGCGAGCAGTACCATAACGATACCCTTGTGTCTGTATCTGCGAAAGGTTAGCGTTGTTCGCCTGCTCAAGTTGTGCCTTGCGATTCTGATAATCAGCACTGATGTTCGCGAGTGTATCAGCCAATACCGCATCTACTCCCGAGATACCTTTCTTCATCTCATTGAGCGCCCAATCACTGTCGTTTTGAAGTGAGGTATTCGCCTGCTGGTTGCCGCGGGTGAATTCAAGGAATGACTGCGCGTTCGAGGGAGCATTGTTGGCCACATAATATGTCCCAGTCGAAGCATTGTAGGAAAGTCCTTCAGCAATAGGGTCGGTTATCCCCGCTTCAGTGAGCTGATCAGGAGTGAATGAATTATCACCTGCATTCGGATTCGCAAGGGCCTTTCCTGTCGCATCATATCCATACGGATTATGTTTTCCTGACTCAGCATCGAGTTGTTGTTGTGTCTTTACCACAGTAGATGCTGGCTTCGGAGCGGTGATCGCATCGAGTTTTGTCAGGTCTTTCTGTATCGCGTTTCCACCTGACTCACTTGAAAGAAATGGGACCGGCTTCGGACCGATCGCTTCGCTATATTGATTTGTTGCGATCGGTTTATCTGGAGTACCTACAACCGACGACATGGTGGTTGCTCCTTTCGCAAGAGGCTTACCAGTCGCAGTATCATACTGCACTGTTCCTCCCATATATGACTGGCCTTGTGTGAGGGTTGTGGGTTGCATGTTAGCGGTAGAAGTAAGCTGTTTGAGTCCCTGAAACATTTGCAAAAGGGCCATGGGAAAGTGAAATTCTTACCGAGGATGTCGAAGTGAAAGCTGCTGTACCAATTCCTTGTCCAACTGACCCAGAGTTACAATATGATGCATAGTTCAAAGATGCAGAAGTTCTTCCTACTTTGTAAATACGAAGCTGACCTTCAAATGTTGCAGTCCCGCATCCTCCACTTGATGACCCATTCATGTCAACATCAACAAATCTTGTAAATGGGCTTACTGGGGGGATATCACATTGCCCGCTTGAAGCACCAGAAGAAACAGAACATGAAGCACTGCCGAGGTACTGCATGTTACCATCCTTCCTATCAAGGAGTATCTGCGTTGCTGAGACTGCGGTGCCAACATAAAGTTCTGCGGAGCCGACTGAAGTTCCGATAGTTCCGCGAGTGTCCTGCACATAGTACGGAAGCCCCTTTGTGAGCCCTGAGAAGCCATTGACGATACCTGAAATCTGCACGGTGCCAGTGGCGCCATTGGTGACGTTGGTTGAGGTTGCGAAGCCGAGGAAGTCTGTCGTTGTCGCTACGTCCGCTTCAGATATGACGAGCGCATTGGTCGAAGTGGCAATGAATACCGGAACAGGACCGCTTGTTGTATTGATCGTGGTCGACGATACGAGCTGCATGAATTGGCCAAGGTATGATACTCCCCCAGTGGTTGTTCCTGTGAGGGTCGTAGTAGAGTTGAACGTGTGGAGCCCTCCCCAGTTGTACGTGTAGCTTGATGAAGTGCCGATATAGTTCGTATTAATCTTGCCATCGTTCTGTGCGACTGGGATACAAAGTGCACCGACCGTAGAGGTGCTATCACAACCACGCACAGGGGATGATGAGGAATATCTCGTCTGCACGAGTGTCCTCGCTGCCGTACCACCGACAAGCGTCGACGATGCCTGTTCTACCGCAGTACCGGCTTCTCCGATACCTTTCACGATCTCGCTGATATCAACCGCTCCTGCAGCGACCGCACTCACGAGTTGTCCATAGGTAGCGAAGGTATTCGTAGCTGCCTGAAGTTGCGCGTATGTGGTCGTATATTCTACCTTCGGAAGCGATGTCGAACTGAAGGTAAGAAGGGCTGAACTCGTCGCGTCATTGTACTTATTCAAGAACGTATCATATTGCGCAGGCGATATCGCGATGATGAACGGTGAGCTTCCTGAGTGTGAGAACGCAAGTGTGGTTGAAGCGGTATATGGAGCTATCGGGGCAAGTCCGCGTGAACATCCCGTGAGACGTGCAGTTCCATCACTATTCTGAGTCACTCCGGTACAGGCAACGAATTCCTGTTTTGTGCGATTACCCGGTTCGATGGTTCCATAAACGATACCTCCGGTATCACCAAAATTCGAAATAGTGAGTTTGTACCCAGACTGCGGAATCGTGAACGAAGTGAGATCAATAGACGATCCTGTGCTTGAGATTCCTCCGCCTGAAAGTGTGTAGGTCTGACCTCCAACGAATGTGCTATTTGCAGCTCCAAGCGATGCTTGCGGCATCGCATCGATCTGTTTCTGCATCATCTCGATGGCAACCTTGTTCTGCTCAATGACATTTTGCTGTGCTGATTTTTCATGAAGGGCATACCCTCCAAACAAAGAACCTATCAATGAAAGTGCGATGAAAATATACTGCATATTGCGTGTATTATACCATAAATTAACGATGCTTTCTATTGGACATTTTCACATTCGGACCGACCGCAGTGATGAACCAACTACGATCGAGCTCATTCGTTGAAAATTCTATCCCAAGCAATGAATAATCCTCCGGAGCGTACTCTTTGATATCTTCGAAGTGCGCGATAGACACAGGGGAGGAGAGTTGCCCAGCTATCGGATCATGACCAAGACTCTGCTGCCCGATGGAAGTCGATTCAGTGCTTTCAAGAAGGATACTTTGGTCTGAACCGTCGATGAATTGCTCGCTTATCTGTGTAGCGCCTCCATAGTCATAGTAAAGTGTAACGAGCAGGTCATTCGTATTCGCTGAGATACCTCCGGTAACGAACAACTCATCATGATTCTTGAGATTCGCTCGTTTTCCGAACCCATTGTATGCCAGACGCATGCGCGCATTGATGGGAGTCTTTTGCCCTCCTGATTCATAGTCCGATGCACCATTGAACAGCAGCATAGTATTACCTGACCCGGATGAACCGGCATAAAGATAGCCTGCAAACGGTATGAAAGCACCGATAGGAAGCACCTGCGGAGGCTGCCAATAGCGTCGTAGTCCACCATCTGACGTTTCGACGTATTCGAGGATATATGTCTTCGAATTCATGCGAGAATGGAGCAAAATACGCGAACTGTGCCATATCGCTACCGCATTCGTCCACGTTTCAGCATCGAAATCAGGCTTGATAGGGTTCGAAAGTGCCTTGATATTACGTTCACCGAGCGAAGATTCAGTCAACACCTCACGAAGTGCAGGTTCTTGAGAGAGGTATACGAGAGAAGAATCCGTCTGTACGATGGTTTCCTGTGAAAATGCTCCTTGGTTGACTCCAAGCTGCTTCTTGACCGTCAAAATCGTTTCCGTGACGCTCGCTGAGAGTGATTGTTGCTGGAATGTATGGATATATGCCGCATCACCCGCGAACATGGTCAATTTGCCGTCCACGACACCGAATTTTGCCCCTGCGTCATCTAATGTGAAGGTATTTCCCTCTCCTGCGACACGAGGAGATGACGGGGTGAAGTTGGTCGGGTCGGTGTTCTTTGCCATGAACACGCGCTGATCGGAATCAGATGAGTAACAGACATTGTTCTGGAACTGGAATATGTTGTCATTGATATATCCCGCTTCAGGATTGTCGTTGAGCACAACGATTTCTTGGTAGAGAATATCACCCGGAACTAGCCCTGAACTATCAGTCACAGTGAGGTTCGTGCTGTTCTCTCCAGCCGAATAGTCATAAGCCGTTCCAGTGCGAACGCATATCATGGTTTTGTTGCCGGTAGTATAGAAACGATTCTGCGCCCACGTCGTAGTTCCTGCTTTGGTGATATGTGTTGCATCCGGTATCGATCCAACCACAGCGAATGCGCCACTCCAGTGGTAGTAGCTTGTCGAATGATTCACGAATAGGAACTCATCAATTTTTTCACTTGCGTTGTACCAAGTGGTCGCACGAAGCGGATAGTCAGAATCAAGTCCAGCTAGCACCGATATCCATGTGTCGAGAGTGGAACCGTCGACATCTTGAACGAAGAAATTGAGCGTATCATCCGTGTTGAATTTCCAAGGAAGCTCAGTCCCGCTTGAATTCACCCATGTTTTCCCTGATTTAGTGCTATAAAGTCCCTCTCCTGTTTCAAGCGCGAATGTATATCCCGCGCGTATCCCTGCACGCTTCTCTCTATCAATAAGCACATTCTGTGAAGGTGCGATGAGCGCGCGAGAATCAACCTTCGACTCTTCGTCGTTGGTGATGTAGCCGATGATATCCTCGATGAGAGAGTACCTTTCGCTCATTTTCTGAATCGAGGTTTGCCCCCGTAATTACTTGCTAATTTCTTGCGCTGGTCGGGGTATTCAGAAAGGAAAGATGGGTACAGCTCTTTGAGTTCAGCCGCAGCATAATTGATGTCGAATGCAGCGTCTGTTCCTTCTACTTGATGTGCCATGTCCTTGAGTAGTTCGAACAGATAGATAGGGAGAGAGTCGGTATCGACAAGCACGGTATCCGAATCATTCGCAGGGATAGTGGCATAGACTCCTGCCGACGTGCGATAAAGACACTTCGAATTGTATTTGATATCGAAATTCCTTCCGATGGACATTCTTACATTGTCGATACGCAGGTCAGTGATCGCAGCATCGATATTCACAGTGAACTTGAGTGAGTCGATGGTTGCCGGTGCGACCGTCCCTGTTTCTGTAGCTGTATTCCAAGGAACTTTGATGGTATTGAACCCCACATGAAGTGCTGTTCCATCTGCCTGCAGCGTTTGTTCCACTCCGGTCCAATATTTCGTCGTAAGGTCATTCCCCCATATCGCAGTGATACCATTGAAATTCGCAAGGTCAGCGGCGTTCTTGATGTAGAGGTCGAACAACAGCTCTCCTACCTCGTCCGCATCGGTCATATCTACCGCTTGGCTCATGTTGAGGTTCGAGATACCGTCATTGGTAGCTGCGGCATCGAACTTGATGGAGCCACTACCGACCTTCTTGACTATGGTATCGAGTGCAACTCCTGATGCAGTCCCTACCGCACTCCATGTGCCGTTCCCAGCGAGCGAATCCATGGTATGGAATGACTGCGGTGCTCTGGATTTCCAGTTGATACGAATGATCTTGCTTCCCTCAGAGCCTTCGATGGAAACGATACGATTCTTTATCGCTTTCTGCAGATCGAATCTACCCGCGGCTCGACGGAATGCCATGTCCCATTCATTGCGATTATCCTCTGGCATGAGGTCTATCATGGAGTGATAGTCACCCGGAAGCGCATAGTTGAACAAGTCGTCATGCACCACCTGTGAAAGTGGTTGTGTGCGCATGATTTCCATCGGTTTACACTTGGCGATGAACCGCGCAGCAGAACGCTCCGCAAGTTCTTCGAGATTGCGAACCTTATTCAGCGTCGAACCATGTCCGAGTCCTGTAAGATGCGATTTTATCTGTAGCCAAGTGTAAGTCATTATTGAGCAGCTATGACATTAAGCGGACAAGTTCCGCCATTCGATATCGCACGCACTGAACCGGTATAGATAGCACCACTATCCATGATGAATGAACTCGATGCGGCAAGGAAATATCCTGTCGCAGTGGTCACAGGGGCGTCATTATAGAACCCGATATATGCCCCCTGTGTACATGATGCGGCCGGGGTAATGAGTACTTGCCTACGAAGGGAACTTGTCGCGAGTAACCTGATGTCAGTAGAGACTGACACTTGTCCGCTTGTTGCCATTGCACCGAACACATTGGCGTTCGAATATACTCCAGCACCAAGCTGTTGACTCTGCTCTCTCAGTGACGCAGATGCATCATTGAGTGAATTCACTGCTGATATCAGTTGATTGTTCGCAAGAAATCCTACGATGAATGCTCCGACCATTCCGATTGCGATGATGATTTTTGTGATGTCTTTCATGTTATGTTGTTGATTAAGTAATATCCGATCTCGTCGCTCCTCCCCTGTCTTAGAGAGGAAGAGAGCGAGATCAGATTACGGACAGGTTCCGTATGTCCAGTAGACCGTACCCGCTTGTGTCGATGTAGCTCCGACAGTAGTGAATACGAGTTTATTGGCAGTAGCAGCACTTGTTCCATACACTCCGACGCATCCTACACTCCCATTGAGGTTTCCTGCAGTGAGAGACTTTGCTTGGAAATCACTGTTCGGATTTCGGTAAAGTGCTCCTGCTGCAATGTCCTGTGCTGGGAAGAGGTATGCTCCGACTGCGATTACTACCGCAATCAGAGACACGACGAGAGAAAATTTATCTTTCATGTGATTGCGATTAAGCGATAGTAATTATGCAGTTCCGTTCGAACCGACATATCCCGAGAAAGTCTCTGGGAAATGGCGCTCGAGGAAGCGTCCGCGGTAGATCCACGCGTCATTCGCCGTATTCTCAGGCGGGATGAGTGAAGTGGAAAGACCCATGAACGACTTGCGGTTGATCTGATGGCTTGACGATACGACGTGGAACGAAGTGTTTGCATTCGTTGCCGAGTTGTAGGTCGAACCAAGGAAAATCGATGCGCTGAGGCGAACGGTACCGTAATCGGTATCGAACAGGTTGATCTGGTTCTCACCAGAGAACGGTACGAGCTGAGAGTTCAGCACTTCCTTTGCAGTCTTGTAGAGAATGAAAGGAGTAAGGAGTCCCTCGAACACGTATGAACCTGCTTCACCGTCCTGCGCCTTCTGGTTGGCAAGTGACTGCACATCTACCCAGAGGTTGTCTGCGTTGAGTGAGCCGGTCTCAAGATTGTCCACAGTGAAGCCCTTGAGGGTCACATGTGAGTTGGAAGCGAGTGCCTGACCGTCCGGAGTCGTATTCACAGAGCCTGCGAATGCGTCACCGTAGGTGTTGAGAATCGCCTTCTTGTCCTGAGTGAGGCGTGCGCGGTCTCCCATCTGAGAGCCGATACGTGCACGCTTACCCACCGCGTCAGCCTTGAATGCTTCGAGCGAAACAGGAACCTGCTTCGTCCACTTCTGCATCTTGACCGTCTTGGTGTTGCCGATAAATGTCGAGGTGTCATCGATGGTCTGAAGTTCATCAGTCTCATCGAATGCACCGACGTTCGAATCCTCATCCCAAGTGTAACCAAGGAGGTCACTTGACGACTGCTTGAAGAAGAACTCGTCAGAAGCTGCGAGGTATCCGGGCTGTTGAGTGCGCTGATACTGCTCCCATGCTACTGCATCGATCTCGGTCTGGCATGCGTCGGGGCTGAGTCCGAATGAATGTCCATTTGTAGGATTCATTGTTGCTGTTAGTTAATGTCGAATAACCGCTCCCTAATTCAATTAGGAAACGTCATGGCGATATGCCCGTGCATCCACAGTCACATCGAGAGTGCCGAGAACGTAGTTCCCGCCGACAATCTCCAAGCCGGAAGTATCTGCCGAAGCAGCTACCTTGATGGTATAGAGCTGGCCACCATCAGTCGCACCGGTCGCATTATAGTCGATGAGGACTACGTCGCCGATAAGTCCATGAAGTTCGGAAAGGGTGTCTACCGAAGCAACAACTTCTGCGTTGCCGGTGATCCATCCGATATAAGGAACTGGTTTCGCACAGTTAAGGAACTGAGCGAGAGTGGTGCCTGCTGCATTGAGTGCAGAGTCCTGAACCGCGACACCGCTGAAGCGATGTGTACCGATCACAGGGGTATCTGCTGCTGCAAGTACCGACTCATTGGTGCCGTTGACACCGTTGGTAAGGGTTCCGAGTGAGTGAAGGGGTTCACCTGCTTGAATGGCGGTACCACTCGCTGCGATGTAAACTCCTCTTGTTGACTGCGGTCCCTTTACTTTCAAATCATTTCGAGCCATAGGTTGAGATTTTTGCTAGGGCATATAGCCCTAGTGTTTATAATCTCACTGTACCCAGGTGCGCTTGGTTTTTGGGTCTTTGAACAACGTTTTCTTGTTCGGAAGAACTTTCTTCCAGATCCTCTTCGTCGTGTCATAACTGAACCCTGCCCGCTTATATGCAGCGGCATCATCTGCCGACTGCTTCGGAGCGGTACCAGCCATCGGGTCCCGGTGAGCTGATGCAGAGTCCTTTGAAACTGTCTCTTTGCTTTTCACAGCACGAGTCAGTTCGCTGTTCGTGGATTTAAGGCGCTTATACGCAATACCCGCATGGATCTCTTCGAGCTGGTCCTTGAGGGACATGCCTTCAGGGAACACGCGATTCTTGTGTCGTGCGATGATGAGTTCGGCTTCTTTCGGATTGTCAGTGAGTGAGGATGCAATCGCTTGTATCCTGTCCGCCTGAGCTTCCGTGATGATGGCCTGTCGCTCTCGTGAAAGAAACTCTCTGAGTTCCTTCTTGGTGAGCGGCTTGTCCTCATCGTCCTCCTCTTCATCTTCACCTTTCTCCTTGCGCTTCTCTTGGCGTTTTCTGAACGCTTCGGCAGCGATCTCGGGGTCAGGTTCACCGCGCTTCTTTTCCGCTTCTATCTCTGCATCGTAGTCTATTTCCTGAGCAGATTCTTCGGGGGTAATTTCTTCCTCCTCTATTTCCTCTTCAGGAGAGGTGACTTCCTCATCGACTTTTTTCGTCGTATCTTCTGTAGCCATAAAATTGGTATCGTTTTAAGCCCGTCGGCAATCTCTATAGTATGAGTAACATCCCGTGTCGTGGGTCAAACGTGAGAGGTATTCTCAGTGAGCGGGACCGAGATCCCGCCGGTGAGAATATCTCTCAGAACTGATTCAGCTTCGTTTTTATAATATCCCACAGGTAGATGAGCAGCTTCCCTGATGCAAGGTGTATCTCGGTGGTCGCAGTTTCGAACATCATCTTGTTCGCCTGATATTTGCATTCCGCATCGAGTATCTTGTACAGGAACATCAGCTTGAATACTTCGATCTCTTTCCTTATCCCGTCCACTTGAACTGGAGTGAGCTCCTTGCCCATGAACGTGTAGAGACCCTTATCATTCAGTCTGAAAATGTCATCTTTCCCTATAGTGTTGAACGAGTCTCTTACGACTTCGGTCAGAACCATGTTCCTTCCCTTCGCCGTATCGAGTGCCTGTTCGACACTTGAAAATCCGCCTAACTTTTCAATGAGCCACTTACGCATTCTTCTTCTTCTTTGCTTCAGTCTGAAGCTTCGAAGCCTTCACTGCGATCGGTTCAGGAGCATCCTCCGGAACGTCAACCAACTCACCGTTGATGCGATACTGGAATACGACATGCGGCTTCGCGAGTGGTGTACGTGCCTTGAAGTCGTAGAATGAACCGGTCTTCACTATGTCCTCCCCACGCTTGATAAGCCCTCCGAGACGATCATATTCAGCAAGAAGCGCATCCTCGAGAGCGGTGACATCCTTCTCTACAAGTTCTACTCCGTCACGCTTCCACTTTTCATCTTCAAAGTAAGCACCTTTGCCTACTCCACCGATGATACTTGAGCGTCCATCACGTTGCACCTGCACACCATTGAGTGCGCGTTCGACTTTCTCCGTATTCACTAACGTGTAACCTTTTACTCCTTCCATAACGAAATGTTATTTATAATTTGTTGTCAGTATTATACCATAAAATCACTGATAAATCATGCGACAGACGGAACTATCCCCATCCCCACAGTCTTGTTTACTGCCTGTGCTCCTGCAGTGGGTTGTGGCATAGGCTTACCATCTGGTCCTGCCATCGGCTGTACCGGTTGCTGAGGTGCTTTCTGCATGAAATTGTCTGCTCTACCACGGAAAAATGCGTACATCGTCTCGCGAGTAAGCGCCTCAAGTGACACGTATGGGTTCTGCGCGAACTGATTGACCAGTTGCATGAGCATCGCCTGCATCCATTCCTCGTTCTTCGGGAACATCAGCTCAGGGACGATGTGCGTGAGGTATTTCATGCGTGAGAACAGCTCCGGGTTGGCGCGAATGAGAATATTCTTGTGCTCAGGATAGCCGGTCTTCATCGCCATCTTGATCTCTTCCTCCTTTTTTTCTTCATCGGTCATCTCTTTGCCGAGCAGTGATTCATCGAAACGAATGGTCTTTGACACCTGCTTCCCATTGACCACCTTGTCCTTGAGTACGAACGAGCGGTACTTGAGCTTCCCGTCAATACTGTGAAGCTGGTCTATCATCGGGATAGAGTAATGATTGACCGCGATATCAGCCATAAGCTGACCATACTGCGACATAGATTCTGCGAGCGTCTTGCCCACACCTTGGAGAAGTGTCTTTGCATTCTTCTCGGCGATTGCCAAGCCTGTCGCCTTCTGGTCTGCACCGGGCAGTTGTCCCGCTGATACATCGGACACAGAGGATTCATCCATGGACTTCTCTACTGTACCCATTGCAGCGAACATATTGCCAAGATTCGCTTGAGGAAGAAGCGGCGTTGCTTTCACATCCTTGTCTTTGAATGCGACCACCGATGAGGGGAACACGATGTCCGAATCGATCTGGTCAGTACACGAGATGGCGATAGGCATGTTCGCATCAAGGAATGCACGGTTCATTCCTATTTCATACTGCGCATCAAGAAGCTGGTTGTCCCAGTACTGCGCGTTCATGAGCGACTTGTAGAATGCGAAATGTTCACCGATGCGCTGATATCCGAACGGTGTGACATTGTATTTTGGTGCCCCGCGATTGTCTCTGTGACACATCGGATTCGCTTCGACATTGTCATCACCAAGATAGATGCCACCAGCGAACACTACCTCACTATCCTCAGTGCGGGAACTCCATGTCACTACCTGCACAAGGTCTGGATGGTCAGGGTCTTTGGTGTCATAGAATAGTCCATCTTCCGGATTGAATACGCTGTTCGTTCCTGCTTCGACATACTGGAAGTTCTCATGGTCTTCATAGCGTGACTTGAGCTCGGAATACTCTACCCATTTCGTCTTCACGATGAAGCGCTGCTTCTGGATATTCTGTTCATATGCATTACCGAACATGATCTGGTCGCATGAGTAGACCGGTGCTTTGAAGCCAGAGAGTACTTCGTCGATGATCTCGCGCTTAGTGTATCCCTTCTCAGTCTTTTCTTTGATCTCTTGCATGATCTCAGCATATTCAGCTCCGAGATATACCACAGGGGAGACGAGCATGCCCATGGTTATCTGCAGGTATGAAGACTTGTATTCAGAGTTGTAGACCATCCACTCGACGATATCGCGCATGAGGTCAGAGAAATTCAGGTCTTCCTCATCATCCTCATTCTGTGCCATGAAGTTCGGGATGATATACCCCGCAGTCACCTGTGCGTGCATCGCAATGGCCTTGTTACGTGCTTTCGAGCGTGTGCCGCGCCACTTCCATGCCTCAGCAGGGTCCTCGATGTTCTCATCTACGAACGCATTAAACGTACGACGATCGCGATTGTCTCGCTCGATCACCGATAAGTCATTCAGCTCCACCCACGGACGATTGAGGATATCGTATCCGGTCTGGAAATCATCTTTCACAAGTTGGGTGAGGTTCACGACATCTTCACTCGGTTGATATGAGGAGATGACTTTGTCGGAAGAAAGTTCAGTTATCATATTGCGCGCATTATACCATAAAAATCAAAGTCAAGCACGCCTGTTATACGAAGAGTACGCAGGCTTGTGAATAGTGACACCGGTCTTCTCAGGTTGATGGAGTGAAGTAATCGGGTAACGTACTGCGTCCATTGTATGCGACCATTCATGTGCAGGCTCATTGAGTGGATTGCCGTCCTTGTCTTCACGCCATGCGTAGTTCTCATAACTCGTCCAGATGTTCTTGCTGCGCTTGGTGACATATATCTTCTTCTCGGACACGACCTTTATGCCGTAATTGACACTGTCTTGTCCTTTTTCAGCACCGGTGATATTCAGTCCCAGACGCTTCTGTTCATCTATGCTTTTCGGTTCTGCACTATCAGCCACAGTCAGTGCCTCGCCGTATTCGATTATCTTCGAGGCTAAATGTTCGTTCGAAAGGTGTGTCCCATACTCGACTTCATCAAGGACATATGCACCGTTCCAGTACCAAATAGCTACCACTGCAGCCGGGTCAGGATACCAACCAAAGTCTTCACCGAATCGGACAAGTCGTGCTTCCTTTGGGACAGCATCTATCTGTTGCCAACCGTTGTATATCTTTCCTCGCACCACCTCAGGGACAAGACCAGCGATCATCTGATGATAGTAATCAGGCTTGGTGTGCTCATATTCCTGATAACGCTTCACGGTATGCGGGTCAAGGTTCGCGACATTGTCTTCCCATGTTCCGAACAGATGCATCGCATCATTCATGCCTTTCTTGAGTGTAGGAATATAAAAACCATCGACACCACTAGGGAGGAGGTCGAACCAGCGTTGGATGATCCAATGACTCTTTGGTGGCGGATTGAGACACAAGATGATGACAATGTCCCCCTTCACAGTACGCAATGAATCGTCAAGCGTCATAAATTCCTTCTCGCCGATTTCCTCTGCCTCTTCGATGATAACGGTGTTGTACCCAGCAAGTGACTTGAGCTTCGCAGAGTTCGATGACGATGATGCACGAAAGCCATGCGCTTTGAAACTGTTCTGTCCGTATGTGATACGCATCGCATCTTCAGCGATATAGAATGCTTGAAGTGCGTTCTGTTCGACAAGTCTATCTTTCAACTCACGCCAGATAGACTCACGAATATCCGTATGCACTTCACGCATGATAGCGCCACGCACATAGCTATTCGATGGAAGTATCGAGTCCGCATATTGTGATGCGGCAGTCGAGCGTCCTGCACCGCGACCACCCATTAAGATAACATAGCGAACGCCTTTGGGACGTTCCCAAAGTGGTAAGAAGTTCGGCAGTACTTCGAATTTGAGATTCATTTTTTGACTTGAACGATCACGCCTTCGATCTTTTCACCTCCGCTGGTTAAGTCCGTTTTCTGTACTGCAGTACCGTATAGCCGGTCAATGATATCTTTATAAAAACGATAGTTTCCAGCACGTGCAGATTTTATGGCATTAGAGAGCATTTCTAACTCTATCTCATCAGGCTCTTTCTTGTTGTGTTTCGCTAGCATAACAAGAGCATCACGATAAAGTGTCGCGTAGTTCTTTTGTCCAAGCGGTCTGCCACTTGGGTTAGGAGATGGATCACCCTTCTTCCACGCAGGTCCTCTCTTCTTGATATTCTTTATTGCGACTTCTCTTGTTCCCATATAATTTTTTTACCATTCTTTTTGATTTCTGTATTGCCCGTGTAGTCTACATAGCGTTGCACAATCACATCTACATATTTCGGGTCAAGTTCCATGCCATAGCAGATACGACCTGTTTTCTCTGATGCTATGAGGGTAGAACCTGAACCGAGGAAGGGGTCGAGCACGATGTCCTCTGCTTTCGAGCTATTAACTATCGCATAGGTGACTAGTTCAAGTGGCTTCGTGGTTGGATGTAATTGACTCTTGAATGGTCTATCAAAGTTCCACACGCTTGTTTGTTTTCTGTCTGAGTACCACGGATGTGCTTCTCCCTCTTTCCATCCATATAGGATTGGTTCGTGCTTGTAGTGATAATCCTTGCGGGTCATTACAAACTGCTGTTTGTTCCAGATAACGTTCTGTCCGAAGTGGAACCCTGACTCCTTAAATGTGGATATAAAGTTAACCGCTTCCGAATCCGCATAACACACATAAGCAACCGCACCGTTCTTAATGTTAGAAAACATATTCACAAACACGTCTGACAAGAACGCCCTGAAGCTCTCATCACTCATCTTATCATTTGCAACCTTCAGTCCGTCTGTACGCCTGTTTCTTGCCTTCAAAGACTCCTCACTCTCATCGTTTACTGCAACGTTATACGGCGGGTCAGTAAATACCATATCCGCCTTCTTTCCATCCATCAGCCGTTCTACGTCCTCCAGCTTCGTAGAGTCTCCACACAGTACCCTGTGATTACCTAGCTCATACAAATCATCGAGCTTGCTCTGTGGTTCCTCTGGTACATCAGGAACAAGGTCATCTGCCTCATCAGCTTCAATGATAAGGTCTTTGTCAAAGCCAGTGAGTTCTAGCATTTCCTCAGAGAGCCCTTTCAGTTCCTCGATAACAAGATCCATTTCCCACTCGGATTCATTGAGCTTATTATCGGCGAGACGATATGCGTTGGCTTGCTGTTCAGTAAGATTCACAACTTTGATCCACTCCGGCTTCACTTCCATCCCGAGCAACTTGAGTGCTTCAAACCTTCCATGCCCTACAATGATAACGCCTTTTTTATCAACAACTATCGGTTGATTCATCCCAAATTCTTTAATGGATGCAGCAATTTGCTCCAATTGTTTCTTTGGGTGTTTCTTCGCGTTCTTACTGTAGGGAGTGATATTCATTTCTTCTTCATCTTCGCGAATGCAATCGCTACCATTTGCTTCATTGGTCGCTTCTTTCCATTCGCTCCGCGAGCTTTTCCTTTCTTCTGGTTGTCTGCTTTGAGTTCGTGCATGACCTGTCCGAACTTCATGCGTGCTGCTGCTGATGTTGGCATAGAGATTGTTGTTACCTATATGCAAGCATTATACCACGATTTAGCCGTGGTCACCAGCCATGACGCGTTCGAACTCACGATTGCGATCATCCTCAGCCTCATCTTCATTGAGCTTAATGATGCCTTGCTGACGTGCCCAGTAGGTAGCATAAAGCTTGATTGAGTCAGCGATATCCTTGTATCCATCAGCAGGTGAACGCTCAGGTTCATCAGCAATGACCGATTCTGCCATGATGAGTGTAGAAGCCACAGAGGTGCCATGCTCGACAATGGCACACACAACGCTCGCTGGGTCGATGACATCCTTTCCTATTTCGAGATTGCCTCCGGCGTTGCGCTGTATCTGCTCATACGGAGCCTTGAGCGCTTCAGTGAGAATGGATGCAGGAAGCTTCTCAGCTATCTCTTTGAGGCACAGTCCTCCTCCTTTCACGTATCCCTTACGCAGTGCTCCCTTGCATGCATACATACCATCCTCAATCTTCATCTTGAGGAATGCCGCATCAGCATTGGTAGTGGAACCGACTCGGATGATACCGACTGCTGAACCGAGGTTCGCAATACGCTTCTCAAGTGACAGCTTCTCGACATCATTACGTGCTTCCTTCTGCTGACCACGAAGTATGGCGATACGCTCATCGATGAGATTACCTTGACCGCGCTTGGTCTTCTCTCCTCTACCACCAAGAAGTACCGCATCCTCACGGTTCTCCGTATCCTTCACTACGATCTTCTCAGCGAAGCCAAGTTGAGTAGGAACGAAATTCTCCAGTTTCATTCCCGTATCCTTATCGATGACCGTAGCCCCACAGTAAAGTGCGAGGTCTTCCATCTGTGCGGTACGAAGCGCGGGAGTCTTGATGGGGAATACATGAAGTCCACCTTGCGTCACCTTCGCCATGTACTGCAGTACTCCGACAGAGAAATCAGGAGCGAAGATAGCGATCTTACTGACTTTCGCTGTTTCGAGTATCTTCTGTACCACCATACCGTTGTCCATCTTCTGATTGGTGATAAGTACCGGTATCTCCTCACATACCATCTCGTGACGTTCAGGACGATTCGCGAATGCAGGAGCTGACACCTTTGCTGGGAATCGCATACCACGAATGACCTCGGTCTCGATCTCACCCTTATAGCCATCAGTGACCTCGATGTGATTATCGATATAGTTGCCATCCTTATCCCGTGCGACCTCCCAGACAATCTTCGCAATGACCTTCGCCGTCTCCTCATCCTCCTTTCCGATAGAAATAGTTGCAATACGCTCAAGGTCAGCGAGTGTCTTCACCTGCTTTGCCTGTTTCATCACCTCAGCGAGAACAAGGTCTTTCGCAGCGATCATCTCTTCACGAAGCTCTCGTGATGACTTCCACTTCTTCACCTTCTCGCCGGGAGGAAGCACAATGGTGATGTCAGAATCAGGAAGCAGCTTCGATGCGTTGTTGAATACCGCATAGGAGAATACTCCGGTACCGGTAGTACCGTCTCCTTCGAGCATGTTGGTCTTTGCGATAGCCTCCTTGTAGAAATCCGCAGCCAGCTTCTCGTGTGGGTCTTTGAGGTCGATTATCTCCGCAGTGACGTATCCGTCATCGATGACTCGCTGACCGCGAGAGAATGAACGAGGAACCAGTACCGATTGCCCTGCGGGACCGAGCGTGGTCTTGATGATGTCGTGCACTTTCGTGACTCCTGACATGATCTTCTTACGTGCTTTCACTCCTGTGAGTTGTATCGTAGACATAAAACGAAATATATTAAGTCTCTCTACCCTACCATCACACCTTGTGAGTGGATGATAGGGTAGAAAGCACAAGGTGTAATAGGGGGGATTATAGCATGAAATGGCAATGAATGCACTTGTATCATACCTGTATCATACCTGTATCATACCTATATTTCACAAGGTATGATACATTTTCACGGCTCTGTATAGCCACAAAATGGTAAAAAACCATTTTGTATCATACCTGATCATACCTTTTCCTAACACTTTTCTCACAGGTATGCCATCTGGCCTTTTCTGCCTACTACCTATTACTTATATACTCTTTCTTATAAAAAGGTATGATAAGGTATGATACAAGAGGAAATAGGGCTTAATGAAGCCACAGAAATGTATCATACCTACCCCTCAAGGTATGATACAAGGTATGATACAGGTATGATACAAAAAACTTATCCCCAACCATGAAGGTTGCGTGAAGTTCGCTTGCGATTTATACTTTCATACATGCACCGGTTCACTCATCACAATTCGCTTATAAACACGGTCGGTCGTAGGTCATTTCTCCCTCGAGAACTGGTGCAGCCTACGAACGACCTTTTTTGTACACGAGTATGAATGCACTTTTCAAAAGATACGGTAAGGAGAAGCGATGGGTGAACTGGAAGCTCGTGAAAAAGGACGGCAGAGATACCAAGATTCCCTACTCTGCGATAAATGGGAAGATGGCATCATCGACCGACCCGAAGACATGGGTATCACTCACGGATGCACAGAAGAAGAATGATAATGTCGGCATCATCCTTCATGATAGATTATTAGTTTGTATCGATATCGATCATGTACTCAAAGGAAAAAAGATCGTCAGCGAAGAGAAAGAGCGCATCGCTGAACTCATTCTTGAAGCAGACACATACACAGAAGTATCGCAGTCTGGGACCGGACTCCACCTCTTCTTCGCCGTCGAAGAACCAATTTTCATCGCACACAACAAGAAAGCTCCGTTCGAGGTCTATTCGTCCGGGCGCTACATTGCCGTTACAGGGAATCCTTACGGTGAAGCAAAAGAAGTCAGGACACTTACACAGAGGGAAGCCGCAGCGCTCATCGAGCTTGCAATCCCACAGATAGACGAGCAGCAGGAGAAGAAAGATATCGGTCAGGAGTCATCAACGAAAGGATACTTCAAAGACGACGCTACCCTGCTCTCCCGCATGTTCGCATCCAAGAACGGAGAGAAGATAAGAAGACTGTATGACGGAGATCTCTCTGAACATAAGAACGACGGTTCGACGGGCGACATGGCGCTTTGCTCGCACCTCGCGTTCTGGTCCGGTAAAGATCCGCTCCAGATAGAGCGGATATGGCTCGCCTCACCGCTCGGTGCACGCGAAAAGACGCAAAAGCGTAACGATTATCGACATCGCACCATCTTGAACGCCATCAAGAAGTGTAAGGAAGTATACGAACCTCCTGAAGCGGCCAAGCTGGACCTTCTCTATGTCACCGACGAGAAGGGAAAGCGCACCTATATCAGCAATACCGAGAACATCTATCGGGTGCTGCGCGATCACAAGAATTTCATCGGACGCTTCCGCTACGACGAGTTCAAGGTGACGTTCGAGTTGGATGGGAAGCAATGGAACAAGACCGACATCATCGACATCCAGACCGAGATCTCGGTGCTCTTCCCGCCGTTCGCGAAAGTCGGAAAGAACATGGTCGAGGATGCGATGTTCAAGATAGCCAAGGAGTGCAAGTATGATTCGGCCAAAGAGTATGTGACCTCTATCACATGGGATAGGGTGCCTCGCCTCGATACCTGGCTCACATCGGTCTACGGCGTGCCTGACGATGTCTATCATCGCGCAGTGGCATCGAATTGGATGAAGGGTCTGGTGAAGCGCATCATGGAGCCGGGCTGCAAGTTCGACTACGTCCTTGTGCTTGAAGGTGAACAGGGAGTGAAGAAGAGTACATCTCTTTCGATACTAGGCGGCAATTGGCACGTCGAGACTACGATGTCGACCGATAACAAGGATTTTTTCATGCAATTCGCAGGGAAGACCATCATCGAATTCTCCGAGGGAGAAACGCTTTCGCGCACCGAGGTGAAGAGGATGAAAGCCATCATCACCAACCAAGTCGACAGATACAGAGTTCCCTACGAGCCCATGACACAGGATTTCCCTCGCCGCTGTGTGTTCGCGATGACCACCAACCAGACAGAATACCTCAAGGACGAGACCGGTAATCGCCGCTGGCTCCCTGTGAAGGTAGTGAAGGAAGAGGCGGACATCGCATGGCTCACAGAGCATAGAGATCAGCTCTATGCCGAGGCATATCAGCGCGCCATCGTCCTTAAAGAGACAGCCTATGAGTTCCCTCGTGAAGAGACGATGCAGGCGCAGATCGCACGCATGATTCATGACCCCAACGAAGACCTCATCGTCGATTGGTATCATAACGAGGTGAAGATACTCGAGAAAGAGAAGCAGGGGGTGACGGTCCATGCGGCATATTCGCAGGCGATACATCGCAATAACCCGTCCAAGCCGCTCGATAGACATCATGAGATGATGATCGCTGAGGTCTATAGGAATACTCTCAATCTTGAGAAGCGTAGGGTGCGCGAGGGTGGGGCATTGGTGACCAAATATTTCCCCAAGGTACTGTCGACACCTTCGGAGCTGCAGGAGAAATTAGCCGAGGAGAAGAATAGTTTGTTCTAGGTATGGAAACAAGAATCATCATATTTCTCGTAGGAATACTTTGCGGTATATGTTCGATATTTTCCATTGAAATATTGCTTTCACTTATATGATGAACCCTGACTGTCCGAAATGCAAAGGTGTGATGGTAGAGCGGGTTTCCATCCACGGAAAATTCTGGGGTTGTTCATCGTATCCTCGCTGTCGCGGGACTCAACCGTTCGAAAATATGTCGCCTGGGTGGATGAAGAAGCTTGCCAAGGAGACGCTCGATAGATGCTTGCCAACACCTACGAAGGCACAGATTCGCGCTGAGAAGATATGGAGGGTAGGATTACGAGATATGTATGGGATGATGTATGGCGAATAAGAAAGTTTACATCGTGCGCAAATATATTGTGGCGAATACTCTCGCTGAGGCAGTGCGTAAGGAGAAGAAACAATCTCCCGATGATGTGTGGATGGAGGACAGTTCTACAAAGAATTATATCGAGAATATATCAAAAGAAGATAATAAGACCGGCTATGATAAATGAACTCACCCCAGAACATCAAGCACTCTACGACGCATGGTTCGACCGCGACTACAGTTGGTCGCAACATTCTTCGTATGCCTACTCGCAGGATCAGTGGTTCACACAGTACATCTTAGATATCAGAGGTTCATCACCGGCGATGGAGTTCGGTAATTTCGTCGGCGGCAAACTCGCCTCTGACCCGAAATATCTTCCGCAAGTACCACGTCAATCACACATGGAGTATGAGATACGCACTAAGCTTGGCAAACTGAAACTCGTCGGATTCCTCGACAGTTATGATCCCAAAAAGAAACTCATGGAAGAGTATAAGACCTCTGCGAATGAGAACAAGTGGAACACAGATAGCACACATGCGCACGGACAGCTCACCTACTACTGTATGCTCCTCATGCTGAAAGATAAAGTGAAGCCTGAAGACGTAAAGATTCGCCTGCACTATATCCCTGTGGCCACTGATTCTTTCTTTGAAATGTATGTATGCGGAGAACCTCAAACATTCATCACTACGCGTACCACCAAGCAGGTCTATCACCTCATGGTCGAGATCCGAAAGCGCCGCAAGGAGATGGAGAAGTATGCAATGAAACGATTACTTGCCATCCAACATGCCTCCTAGAAGCTACCTATTCACACTCACCCATTGTTTCACCTGCCGTCGCAGGCACTTCTTCAACATCGATAACCAGCATTTCTGTGTCTATGATATCGTGAAGAACGGCAGGTATGCGGAGCCGGTCAAGGTCAATATGACTCCGAATAAAAAGGCTCTATTGAGCGTTATTTCTGAGATGGAGGTTATCCCCAGCGATGAGTTGCGTGATAAATACGCTAGCGGTAATATGGATGAGGAAGAAGTGTGCTGATAAGAGAGGGGAGAGGCTGAAGTGACAATTTTCTATACAACAGCACTTGCCATCCTCACCCTCTCTTATCAGTGCATTTAGGGTCGAAAATATACTGAGAATATTTATTGAGAATATAACAAGATAATCATATGACTACAGCAAAGAAAGGGACCGCTCTTGTCCCGAAAAAGAGCACGGAAGTCGCAAAGACCGCATCAGAGGAACAGCTCGCAGAACTCGCCGTTGGCGGAGTCGAGCAAGAAGCATCGTATACCCGCATCTCACTTCCACGCTTCGGCATGGTCGCGCAAGACAAGACCGAATCGGTAGGAACCGGCAAGAACAAGACCATCAAGGTCATCGAAGCGGCGGGCACATTCTTCTATGAGCGCGAGACGGAAGAGGAAGTGGAGCGCAAGGACGGCACTATGGGCAAGGAGTGGTCGCATGAGCAGATCGACGAGAACGATGTTCCCGAGATCATCATCGTCGCGGCACGCAAGCAACTCCGCTACTGGGACCCTGCAGAAGAGAAGTATACTTCTTCACCGGTATTCGACACCGACACCGAAGAGGTCGTACTTTTCAAGGATCGCAAGGAGGTGGATCGTGGCACCATGAAGGAGCTGCAGAACCGCTACCCGAAAGCAAAGAACGCCAAGGGGAAGTCATATCCGCTACTCAAGGAAGAGGCAATTCTCTACGTGCTGATCGGCGGCGAGATGTTCCAGATGAACGTACGCGGCTCATCACTGTGGGCACTCTCCGCATATAAGCGCAAGGTGGCAGTATCGACCGTCGTAACTAAGGTGGGCTATGTACAAGAGGAGAATGGTTCGAACGTCTACACCAAGATGACCTTCGATGCGGTACGCAAACTCACTCAAGAGGAGGCGGAACTTGCGATTGAGAAGATCCGCGAGATCAAGCAGGCCATCTCGGACCAGAAAGAATACTTCTCCGGCATGGCTGATGATGTCGACGATGAGGAGGGTGACGAGACCAATAAGAAATGGTCTGAACTCACCAAGAAGGAAGACAAGGCATTCTAAGTGCGTTACCGCCGACTATTCGGAGCTAAGAGAGGTTCGATTCCTCTCCGGCGGTTCATTATAAATAATCATAAGCACCAGTATGAATTGGAACAATCTTAAAGATGGACTCTGTCCAAAGTGTGGGAAGAAGCTCATTATGGGTCTACTTGATTACATCTATCGATGTACCGACAGCTCTCTTTGTGATTTCAAAATATCACGAGAACGATGGGAACAAATTACTACACCAAAAAAGCTCAGGAGGGACGGCTATACAGACAATTTATCAGAACTGAATAATCTCGGTCACGAAGTTGTAACCGAAGATTTTAGTGATTCACCATATAAAGACCGTGACTCCTAGAGGATACCAACAGCTCGCCATCGACGCGATCATCAAAGAGGTGACTACTAAGCCCAAAGGTAACGCCATAGCTGTCCTCGCGACCGGTGCGGGTAAGTCACTTGTCATCGCTGAGGTGGCGCGACTCCTCGACACTCATATCCTCATCTTGCAACCTTCGCGAGAGATACTGGAACAGAACGTCGAGAAGATGCTCGGCTATGTCGGGAAGGATGAGATCGGGATCTATTCAGCGTCGGCCGGCGAGAAGACCATCGCGAAATATACCTTCGCCATGATCGGCAGCATCTATACCAAACCGCAGGACTTCGCACACTTTGGACTGGTGATCATCGATGAATGTCACGGAGTAAACCCGAACGATACCGGCAGTATGTTTCAACAATTCTTGCAGGCGATAGGATCTCCAAAGTGTATCGGCCTCACCGCAACACCGTGGAGGCAGTCGACGGTGTGGATCGATTGGGGAACCATCAACGAACAGCAAGTCACCACCACCAAGGTCCTCACCCGTATGAAGGGGAAACGCGAGTCGATGTTCTGGAACCGCATCATCATCAATATCGACCCGGAATACCTCATGCAGGAAGGATATCTCTGCCGGCCGGAGTATTACAACAACAGCCGGATCAAGCACAGTGAGATCCCGATGAATAAGTCCCGCTCGGAATTCGACCTCGAAGCGTATGAAAAACTCATTCAGAAAGACGAAGAGCGCATTCTTGACGCAGTTGTTCGCGCCGGGACCATCAGTCACTCTGTGCTTGTGTTCACGACTTCGGTCGAGCAGGCGCATCGGTTCGCGAGTGTCGTGAAGGGGAGTGCGGTTGTGTCAGCAAAAACACCGGCCAAGGAGCGCAAGAAGATCATCGAGGATTTCAAGTCCGGAGTGATAAAGACGGTATTCAATATGAACTGCCTCGCCGTCGGCTTCGACCATCCTGCACTCGATGCGATCGTTGTCACCATGCCGACCAATTCGATCACCCGTTGGGTCCAGATCTGCGGTCGCGGGATGCGCAACAGTCCGGGAAAAGATCACTGCAAGATAATAGATTTCAGTGGCAATTATAAGCGGTATGGTCCGGCCGAGTCGTTCAAGCTCGTCGATCGCGGGATGTGGGAGATCCAAAGCGACACCGAGAAGAATTGGCACGGGAAGGATCTGAGTAATTTTTAAGTATGAACACAGGAGTACATTTTAGCAGCAAAACAGATATGTGGGCGACTCCACAGGATTTATTTGATGAACTCAATAATAGACACAAGTTTAATTTAGACCCATGCGCGACGAAAGAAAATGCGAAGTGCAAAAAATTCTTCACTAAAAAAGAAGACGGCTTGAAGCAATCATGGAAAAATAAGCGCGTATTTATGAATCCTCCTTATGGACGAGGGATTGGATCATGGATAAAAAAGGCATCGGAGGGGGGGGCAGAGATAGTCGTGTGCTTACTTCCTGCAAGAACCGACACAAAGTGGTTTCACAACTATATCTACAACAAATCCAAAATAGAATTTATAAAGGGTCGATTGAAGTTCGGAGGACATCAAAATTCTGCACCATTCCCAAGTATGATAGTAATTTTTGAAAACCATGGCTAGCACTACTTCCCGCGGCAACGCATACAAAAAGAAATCGCAAGAGTACTATCAGTCACTCGGCTACGTCACACAGTTGACCGAGTTCACTACTGCACGCTTCATTGGCCCAGGAAAAGTCATCTATGTGAAGAAAGACGTGCTAGGCGCTGACGGTATCTCGATGAATGGACATGAGATCATCTTCTGGAACTCGAAGCACAGCACTGTGCCTGGCATGCAGCAGAAATACTTCGCGGAATGTCGCAAGGAGTTCCACAGATTCCCTTTCCCAAAGTCGGTGAAACTCCAGATGGTGTATTGGGAACCCCGAAAAAAACCCATAGTTATCAACATCGATTAGCTGGGGATAACTTTGTTGCAAAAACCGCTAGCGGTTATATACTGAATGAGTTGGAGGAGAACTGATTTATTCAGTAATCCATTAAACTTATGAAACATTGTAATCGCTGCGGACGATTCCGCAGCCAAAAAACTCACGTATGTCTACCGGTAAAAGTGATGAAATCAGACGGCAAAACGATAGACTACAAGTTCACGATGAACGCACCGAAGAAGAACGTCTCTACCAAGAACTCGAAGAGCGTTACCAGTCGTACAAGAAAGAGAAGCCGACTCGTGCCGGGTATGTTCGTTGGGTTGAGTTCTCTCGTGCTCACCGTGATAGGTTGCACGAACTTAGCCAACGCCGACTTCACCAGCAATACGGAGGTATACGCAGCACCGAAGATGGAAGTATCCACGTCCACACCATCGAAGCAGACGGACATTGTGCCTGCGGTAAAGCCTGAGAGCATCCATGACAAGATCACCCGCTATGCGCTCAAATACGACATTCCACGCAAAAACCTTTGGCAGCTCGTCGGCTGTGAGACATCCTATCAGTGGGACCCCAAGATGCAGAGTAATGCGCGCTATACCTTCGACGACCCGAAACACGGTATCAAAAAGGGTGAACGCGAACGCTCGTACGGTCTCGCAATGATACACGCACCGGTGCATGATATCCCCATAGAAAGCATCACTGACCCTGATTTCGCACTCGATTTCATCGGCAAACACTGGGGGGAGCGCCGCCAAATGTGGGTCAACTGCACCGCGAAATACGGAATCTGAGTTATCCCCATATATCGCTTGCGCTTTGTAAACCGCTAGCGTATACTGTACATATATCAGTTAAATGCACCAGTATGAATAACGAACACGAACGATTCATCGAACGCCACCACGAAGAGGTCGAGGACATAGGTGGAGACTTTACCGGACCCAACTCAGACGACCATGATCGCTAGTACACGGTATTTCGGCGAAGCGGCGTACCGCAGGGAGAAAGCCATCTGTGACTATCGTGAGCTTCGCCGCGTATTTGATAGACCGTCTTACATGACTCCTGAACCAAAAACGTTTCCCAAAGCAGAAAAAGGATTGTGTTGCCCAGACCAAAACTCACCGTTTCATTTTATTATCCATTTACTTCCATAATCATGACAACCAAAGAAATCGCAATCATAGACGAGAAAGTGACCAAGCTGGTCACGAAGCAGGAGAAGCAGGCAAACGATCTACTTATCCTCACCCCGGCAGACATGAAAAAAGCGACTGAATTGCTTTCCGAAGTGAATCGCATGGCAGACAAGTTCGAGGCAGAGAAGGAATTACTCACCAAACCTCTCAATGCCGCACTCAAAGAAATCCGTGGTCGATATAAGCCCATCGAGACAGCTCTTGAGTATGCGATCAGCACGATCCGCACCAAGATGACTACGGCACAACGCATGTTCGACGCTGACGCTGAGGCGAAGAGAGAGAAATTGATGGCACGCGTCGAGAAGGGCACCATGCGGGTAGAGACAGCAGTCGCCAAGATGGAGGATATCCCTGACGCTGATGCGACCATCAATACCGACTCCGGATCGGTGCAGTGGATGACGGTCAAGAAGCTGGTCATCGATGACGCTAACAAGATCCCCCGTGAATACCTCGATGTGAACGAAGTGCGCGTCAAAGAAGCGCTCAAGAACGGTGTGGTCGTACCCGGAGCACGCATGGTCGAGGAGAAGGTTCCTAAGAATACACGATAGGCTTATGGTAGACATGGCAGACCTGATGGAGGAACAAATGTGGATGATGAGGGATGAAGAAGACGAATATCTAAGAAAAACCGAATCACGATGGAGCAGAGGATGGCATCAAATGAAAAACGGAAGAAAAATAAAAATCAAAGATATGGATAACAATCACTTGAAAAATACCATAAATTTATTTTCTCCGATCATGGATACCTCTACTTTAGAAAAAGAACTCGCACAAAGACAAAATATTACCAAATAACGGCTAAACAGAGCCAAAACGCTTAAAAATCAACTATAACGCATGAAAAAGAAAAAGACGACCCGAGTATCAGCCAAAAAGACCGGTACACGCACGAAATTCCCAGAGGTCATATACACTCGTGTTGAAACGCAGACAAAGAAGGATTTATCAGAGCTTCTTGGAACAATGAAGGAGTCAGCGTATGTACGAGAGGTACTGCAAAGGCACATCGCGATGCGCAGAGTACTCATCATGAAGAAACGATCATGATCCGTTACACACATTCCAACTGCGGTGACGATTGTCCGGTGTGCAATCCGTTCGGTGCGAAGCTTACCAGTGGGCGTTAAAGAGAAGGATATGAAAATTAAAATCGAAATAAAAAGTTGGTTGTCTGGGGCAGTGTTGTTTGAGTTTGAAAAAGAAAACAATACCATCAAGGATACTGTTTGCGAAGCCAACCTACGCGGAGCCGACCTACGCGAAGCCGACCTATACGAAGCCGACCTATACGGAGCCAACCTACGCGAAGCCAACCTACGCGGAGCCGACCTACGCGAAGCCAACCTATACGGAGCCAACCTATACAGAGCCGACCTACGCGGAGCCAACCTATACGGAGCCAACCTACGCGGAGCCGACCTACGCGAAGCCAACCTATACGGAGCCAACCTATACAGAGCCGACCTACGCGGAGCCAACCTATACGGAGCCAAAAATGCAGAGCAAGCATTTGCGCAGACATCAATTGTTTCTGATGGAGATGTTATCGGATGGAAGAAGTGCGGAAACAATGTTTTAGCAAAATTGCTTATTCCAACAGATGCAAAACGTTCAAATGCATCAGGAAGAAAGTGTAGGGCTGAATATGTGAAGGTTCTTGAGCTGATTGACCTCAGTGATAAAAGAAAAAAAGCTGAGGTAGGTATCTCTCACTATCGAAATACTGTTGAGTACCGGGTAGGTGAAACAGTGGGGTGCGACAAATGGGATGATAATAGATGGGAGGAATGCTCGGGCGGTATCCACTTCTTCATCACAAGAACTGAAGCAGAAAATTATGAACTATAATAAAAATATATGACATTTGAATACGAACACATACCCGAAGCAGAAGACTTAATCAAACAGATAGAAGAGTGTGAAGGTCGGCACACTCAACAGGCAATGTTCTCCACCTTTCACGGTGCCCTTACGCAGATTTGTTTCGGTTGCAAGCGTGTGCGCAGTCAGATTAGCCATTAAAGAAATAGCGTATGGAAGTATGGGAATATACACCTGACATATTCAGAAAACTCAGCAAAGAAGAAGCATTTTGGTATCGGGTATGGCAGTGGATGATGTTCGGGTAGTTCATTAAAACAAAATCTGTTTCTTTCTGGGTGTGGGGTATGAAAACGGACATCCTTGTGTGAAAGCTACGCCAAGGCCAGACAGACGCGTTATAGCAAAGGAGCGAATAGTCCTGGACTCCTACGCGGAGGAACTCGCCGAATGATTGTCACGCACCCAGAAACGAGCATGTTTGATGAAGGTGAATATTTGCGGACGCCACTCTTGACGAGTAGCCAACCTCTCGACGATGTTGGTAGTCGGTACGATTCCGAATGGTGTCCCCACATGTTCATCTTCAAGCAATTTCGGTTGCAGGGGGAAGTGGGTTGATGGGGGGTGCGAGAGGTAGCCGCATAAACGAATAAAAACGTGAAATGGCAAGCCATGATTAAAGGGAACTGTACACTCCCAACTCCTCGGAGTTATGAAGTGAAAATCTTCCGCCCCCACCACCAGCGCATTTCCTCAATTATTAAGTGTAATGATCTGTGTATGAAAGAAGAAAATTGCAAACATCAATACGAATCGAAAACATCAAAAGAACAGGAAGTTTATAGTAAATATCTTACTGAGGGAAAGTTCCTTAACCAAGTTCTTGAGCAAGAAATAATTACTTTATTTTGTTCAAAGTGTGGTGATTATAAAAAACTACCTACAATACTCAATCATGACAAATAAAGCAACGTGGGAAGAGGCAGTAAAGCTCATCTGTTCAATTCGTAAAGGGGGGATGGACGACAAGCAATTCGAGGCGACAGTTGAACACAACATTTCCTCCCTCCTCCTTTCCCAGCGCAAGGAGCTGATGGAGGCGGCACTTGCAGGAATACCACCAGAAAAAGTGCTACCAAAAGACAAATGTCTCAACCTAGAAAACCACATGTACGGCAGTTGCTTCCAATGTGAAAGACTCAAGGGTTTTAACGATTGCCGCCAAGAAGTCCTCACCCTCATTACCAGCATCCTCTCGCAAGATACATGATTAAAAAAATGATTACAGCACATAAGTTTTTTATGAAAGAGGGATTAGACTTTGTAAGAGTTGACCCGATTACTTACGACGAATACACAAGAGGAGGGAATACTGTAAGAATAAGGAATAAGGGAAGAATACCGCTCAAAAGCCTATTGTATTCGCCAATAGCCTATACAAAATTCATGTGGTATTCGTTCCTCGACGCCAGATTAAAAGCTATCGAACTCTCGCAAGAGGGGAAGAAGTGATATGAGAAAAATAAATCCGATAGATGTATTTACGTGGTGTGCGGTAGCGGGAGGAAGTCTGCTTGTTTTATCTATAGGAATTGGTGCAATTTTATTGGTTGTCAAAATATTTACTTTTCTATGAACCCCAAACAACAGCGGCATGATCCGAACAACAAAGAGTGCAAGTTCACCTCCAATGTCGATCTTACCGACTATGCCCCCTTTCCTCATCCCTGCACCTGCACTGAGCGAGTTGAGGTTGACCAGAAACGCTTCGAAGAGCTTATTGCAAAAGCAATTACTCCCCCACAAGAACCACTGCGGGAAAGGAAGCATGATTGCGAGTGGACTCATGACGAGATAATGGGATGTACTATTTGTGCTAGTGGATACATGTCGTTTGAAGACTTCAAAAAGCGAGTAGATTATCACTCATGGCGCATAACTGACTTGCGTGAACAGCTCGCCTCCTCCCGTACCGCTGTGATAGCGAGGATGAGGGCGTGGGTTGAAAAACATGATACAAAATTAAGTTTTGGCGAAGTATACAAAGACCCACTTCTTCAATTTTTATCAACCTTAGAGGAAGAAGCTCAGGAGAGCAAAATGATATGAAAGAAGAAAAACGTATATGCGATGTTTGCGGAGAAGAATACGTCGCCAAGTCGGATGAATCAGTTTGTGATAAAGGTTGTTTTATGGGATGTTCTGACCCTTCCTACCACAAAGAAGGCGAAGGATGTGACAAGTCTTGTTAACTGCCCCCTCTAAGAAATAGACCTATGAACATCAAAACTTTCATCGAAAAAGCGATAGAGGGCGGGTGGAAAAATGAAGAACTTCATATTGCAAAAGGTGCCTTTGAGGATGGGTATTTTTTCGGAGGACAAGCTCACTGGAAGTTTAAGCCAAATGCCGTTTCTTCACTTATTCAACGGATTTCTATTGAGTCAATCCTCCTCGACCCTCTCGCATGGCAAGCAGTGGGAAAGTGCGAGGGGTGGAAAACTGACGACGAAGACTGGGGTTGCGAAGATTCAGATAACGAGTCCAACATGCCCTATCAAATGAAAATGCACCGCTTCATCGACGCTCTGTGTGACGGAAAAGATTTATCAGCTAGTCTCGAAGACGCAACGGTATGAAAGAAATCGTAATCGCATTTGATGTAGACGGGACAATACTGAACAACGAAGGTATCCCGCCAGAAACACCCACACACCTTCGCCCGAGATATGGAGTGAACCTTGAGGTGATATTACTCATTCAAATTCTCGCCAAGAAAATGAAGAATACCCGCATCATTGTTTGGTCGGGAGGTGGAAAAGAGTACGCGGAAAAGATTTGCCGCGAGTACGGACTCGAAAAGTATGTGGACAGGTGCTATTCCAAAAGTGAGTGCGAGGAAGAGGTGGATATTTGCTTTGATGATGTCCACGCTTGCCAATTAGCTAAATACAATTTAATCGTAAAAATGAAATGACCATGCCTGACAAGAATACTGAGGTGGAGAAATACCTTGTCGTTCACTCCCACAACAGCATCCATGGGTACTTCGATGGTGCTGACGAGGGATGCAAAATCTGCCACGACAATTTGCTAGTAAAGACGATGTACTACTTTACTAGCAAAAACGGTAAGGTCGCAGGACTCAAGAGAGCGGTGGGGGAAGATACTGATCGTCTCAACTTTCTCATTAAGCACTTTTCTTTCAATGATGGTCTTGGTGATATTGTGAGAGATTGGACGGATGATGAAGATGCACGAGTCGCCATAGACGAAGCCATTACCAATGAGATAAAGGGGAGGGAAGGATGAATGAAGAATTAAAACATGAATAAATTAGAAACATACGACGGAACATTTATTGGAGCAGTGATAGCAGGAACTGTCTTGTACGCAGGATGGTGGTTGTTCGGAATAGTACAGGAGTATATAAAGTCACTTGTATGATGAAAGCAAGACCCCGGTGAAGGGGTCTTTTGCTTCACTGGTCATGAAGCCATTGTTCGAGAAAGGTCGGAACGAGACCATGCTGTACCCAGTTGAGGTATCTCTGGGTCTGGTCAGGGTCGGTTCCGAATTGGCGAACGTGGGAGATTCTGCACAGCGTGATGAAGTCACAGCGCAGCTCTGCCATCTTGTTCTTGACGAGTTGGTGAAGGTTCGCTTCTTCAAGTTTCTGGCGTAGGAACATCATGTTTCTCCTTCGGATATTTAGGCAGCTTGTCCTGAGCCACCATACAGGTTTTGGAGCAAACGCCCCCGTCGCCAAATCTGGCGTAATAACCCTCCAGAATTGTTTTCCCGCACACACAGCAGGGCTTAAAGACGCACCACCGTTCCTCCTTCTTGTTCTTCTGTTGCCAATCAGCGAGCTTGATAGCTTTCATAAGTTCTCCAAAGAGCCTAGACACATTTTACCATTTTTGGGATAATACCTACAGAGCAAACGAACTGCGTAGTACTGTCGGAGGAACTACAAAGCGAATTCAAAAAGGCAAAGAGCGCTGTGAAGCGTTTTTTGCTATAATGAGAGTATCCCAACTATTAACTAAGCCCCGGGAGGGGGAATGAAATAATTTAGGGATTCGGAATATCTACACAAAAAGACCCTTTGCGGGGTCCTTTTGTATACGGATACTAGATTCATGTGCCCACACTGGCACAGATCTATTTTACCGCACTTTCACAGCACCGAACAGAGCCGTTGTCCCTCCTGACTGAGCCTTGAGATGTGACTCGAGGGCTGAGAACAATGCAGCGACGATCACTGCGATAGAACCACTTAAAAACGTAAGGTGCGAAGGGTCTGAGAAGTATGCAGCGACAGCCGCTAATACAACCATTGAAACTCCCTTGAGTGCTCCTGCGAGTGCGGGTGAGATTGTCATGATGTTTATAATTATTTAATAAGGCGTACCTGGTAAACTCTCTTTCGCAAGGTGCTTTTTGTAGTCACCGAACTTATAAGAGCTCCAGTACCAAAGGTTTCCAGCGATCTGCTGCTTTATCATGATGCGCACACCCTTCTCAGGGTTACTGAGCACCTCATTTGTGTCCTTGAAAGCAGCTCCTTCCCCTATCCATAGCGGTTTGCCGTTCAGTTTCCCGTCGTTGAACTGACATAGTCCCCAGTCTTTCGTGCCGTTGGTGTTGGGTTTGGATACCACCTTCGGGTTCCAGTTGCTCTCCTGTTTGATGCAGGCGCAAATCTCTGCTTTCATGCCCCAGCGTTTCCAATATGGAACCTTGGAGAGTGCATAAAGTTCGTCACAGATGGTGCGGACATTGAACCGAATGTGTGAAGGTGTATCCCAGAGCATGACACCGCCGACACTTGGATTGAGCAGTCGTTTTACCACCGCAAGAAGCCATGAGAACGGCATCCTAAACTTCTCTTGTACTTGTATGAACTTTCGGACGATATTCACCCTCCATGGATCGTTCAGGCGGGCTCCAGAGGCCAGTAATTGGTCAATTTGCGCTTTAGTAGCGTCTATTCCTACGAACATACCAAATTCACTGGCCCACCTGTTTACAATGCTTCTGTGGAGCTTTT